CAATAGATATAACTGGCTACACTGCTGCCTTACAATTAAGAACTTCACCACTGGCTAGAGTTGTATCATTAAACTTAACAACTGAGAATGATGGAATTGCTATTACTGGCGCAAGTGGTTTAGTTTCTATTCATGCAACTAACGATCAAACAGCAGATTTGACACCACAAAGATATACATACGATTTAGAGTTATATTCACCTGCAAACCCAACAGTTGTAACTCGTTTAATTCAAGGCACAGTAGAAGTATCGGCGAATACAACGCGTGAGTAATTGTAACTGCGCAGATTGCTGCGAAAACATTGTAGTCGTTCGCGAACCAGTAACGACAATAGCAATAACTGGTGGTGGTCCAGCAGGTCCTCAAGGAACTACTGGTGCGCAAGGAATTCAAGGAGTTCAAGGTACTACTGGGCTTCAAGGTGCGCAGGGACTTGATGGTATTCAAGGTGCGCAGGGAACAGACGGACTTCAAGGTATTGAAGGCGCGCAGGGATTAGAGGGTATTCAAGGAATAACTGGCGCACAGGGTTTAGACGGAATACAAGGCGAAATAGGCATTCAGGGACATGAAGGTATTCAAGGTCTTGACGGAATACAAGGCGAAACCGGAACACAGGGTTTAATTGGTATTCAGGGTGAGATTGGTATTCAAGGAACTCAAGGATTAGATGGAATACAAGGAACACAAGGCATTCAAGGAGATGGCACACAAGGCACAGATGGTGCGCAAGGTGCTACTGGCACACAAGGCTTAATTGGTATTCAAGGCGAAATTGGATTACAAGGCGTTCAAGGTTTTGATGGATTACAAGGGTTTGATGGCGCACAAGGAATTCAAGGTTTAGATGGTGTTCAAGGATTAGACGGAACACAAGGCGCAGACGGAACACAAGGTTTGCAAGGTTTAGAAGGATTACAAGGCTTACAAGGTATTCAAGGAATTGAACCAGCGCAGGGAACACAAGGTTTAATTGGTGCGCAAGGACATGACGGAAGTCAAGGAATACATGGCGCACAAGGTTCAGAAGGTGCACAAGGCACTCAAGGAATTCAAGGCCATGATGGAACACAAGGAATTGAAGGATTACAAGGATTAACTGGTGCGCAAGGCACAGATGGAATCCAAGGACATGATGGTTCGCAAGGTATTACTGGAACTCAGGGACAAACTGGCTCTCAAGGTTTAATTGGAACGCAAGGACAAATTGGTCTTCAAGGCGTACAAGGCACAGACGGATTACAAGGTTCAGTAGGACTACAAGGAACACAAGGCGTTACTGGGTCACAAGGCTTACAAGGCATAATTGGAATTCAAGGTAATACTGGTGCTCAAGGAACACAGGGATTACAAGGAACTATCGGCAGCCAAGGTTTAACTGGTACCCAAGGTGTGCAAGGTATTGAAGGTCAGGCTGCGCCATCAACATCTATTTTTAGTTACAAAATAACTAACAGCACTAATTCACCAGGCACAGGTAATATTGGTTACAACAATTTTGCAAGTCAAACAAGCGCAACCCAATTACATATTTCAGACACTTCTATTACTGGCGGTAATGCACAATTAAATATTGATGCCATTCTTGCTACATTAAAACCAGGCGACAGATTAGCAATACAAAAATCTGATACACCAAGTGATTTCCAAAATTGGGAAATTAATGCAGCATCAACAGACAATACAACTTGGTGGAATTTTCCTGTAACATTACTTACTTCAGGTGGCCAAGGAACAACTGGTTTTGTTAATAATGAAACCGTAAGTCTAATTACATTTGTTGCTGGCACTCCGGGAGCAACTGGCGCACAAGGAACAACTGGCGCACAAGGCATTCAGGGCATTCAAGGATTAACTGGAACACAGGGAACAACTGGTTTACAAGGAACTCAAGGCGTTCAAGGCGAAACTGGTTTGCAAGGCATTCAGGGTGTTCAAGGAACAAACGGAATACAAGGGCAAACAGGAACTCAAGGTTTTACTGGTTTGCAAGGAACTGTTGGAACACAAGGTCAAACTGGTGCTCAAGGATTACAAGGTTTGCAAGGACATGAGGGCGCACAAGGTCTTGATGGAATTCAGGGTGAAACTGGTTCACAAGGTTTAGAGGGATTGCAAGGACACGAAGGAACTCAAGGCGCAACTGGAACACAAGGCGCAATAGGACTTCAGGGTCTTCAAGGACTTCAGGGTCATGAAGGAACACAAGGAACAATCGGTGCGCAAGGAACGCAGGGTGTTCAGGGGTTTGAAGGCTCACAAGGAACTGACGGAATTAATGGTTCTCAAGGAACTCAAGGTTTAACAGGAATACAAGGTTTAACTGGCAGTCAAGGAACTAGCGGATTAAATGGTAGTCAAGGCACAACTGGTTCACAAGGAATCACTGGAACTCAAGGAACTCAAGGATCAATAGGTTCTCAAGGTTTAGATGGTTCTCAAGGTGCGCAAGGTCTTCAAGGATTACTTGGTGTTCAGGGACAAACTGGTACACAAGGATTTACTGGCTCTCAAGGAATAACAGGAATTCAAGGCGTTCAAGGAGATACTGGAACACAAGGTGCTATTGGTTCACAAGGTGCTCAGGGAGTACAAGGAACATTCGGTGTTCAAGGTGAAACTGGAATTCAAGGTATTACCGGCACGCAAGGAACACAAGGTTTATTAGGTCTTCAAGGAATTCAAGGAATTCAAAGCACACAAGGAACAACCGGACTTCAAGGATCTCAAGGTCTTCAAGGTGTTCAAGGTGGATATGCGCCAGTCACAGAAGTAGATGCTGGTGTATTTGATAGCATTGCGCCATATCAAGGCGGTTCATCTCCAACCGAAACAGCGACACAAACATTAGAAGGTGGTACTCCTTAGAATGAATTTGGTGGAGAAGGCGGTTGGCGAAGGCGGTAAATTAGCACCATTAGTTATTCCTGAAGGATTAACTAACGGAACTGGTTTAATGAATCCATCTATATTCATAGATAACGATGGCGACATATTAGTAAATCTACGACATGTTAATTACACGCTTTACCACGCAGAGAATAAACAAAAATTTCTAAGTGCGTTCGGTCCTCTTTCTTATTTACACCCAGAAAAAGACCATAGGTTGGTTACTGCTAATTACATTTGTAAATTAGATAACAATTTAGTTATGACCAATTTTGCTAAAGTTGATACTTCATTATTAGATATTCCGCCGATATGGGAATTCGTAGGACATGAAGATTGCCGATTGGTTCAATGGGATAATACTTATTATCAAATAGGTGTTCGGCGCGATACAACCACAAATGGTCAAGGTCGCATGGAATACAGCCAAATAGAATTAGATAAAGTTAATTGGACAGCCAAAGAAGTAAAACGATTAAGAATACCAGCACCAATTCCCGATACTTCTTATTGCGAAAAAAATTGGGTTCCAGTATTAGATAAACCTTATCATTTTATTAAATGGTCAATGCCTACGGAATTAGTTTATGCTAACCCAAACAAAGCAGAGTGCTTGCAGGTATTCTTAAAAGAAACCAAACCAGCGCCAGCCGACCAAAGAGGCAGTTCGCATGTAGTCCGTTGGGGCGATTACTATATAAGCATCACGCATGAAGTTAATTTATTTAAGAATTACTTAAAACAAAAAGATGCTATTTACCGACATAGACTTCTAGTGTGGGATAAAGAATTAAACTTATTGGGATTAACCGCACCATTTTCTTTCTTAGATGGTCAAGTTGAGTTTTGTGTGGGTGCAGCAGTTCATAACGATAATTTATTAGTAAGTTTTGGTTTTCAAGATAATGCTGCTTTCGTATTACAGATACCTAATACTGTAGTAACAGGCATGATCGCTGAGGCATTAAATGCTAATTGAAGATTTAGTATTCAATTTATCTAAGAAACCTTTTGACGCGAATCTAAACTTCGTAGTAGCCGTAGAATATGAGCGAATCAATCAAACCGCTTCGGCAGTATCTTTTTATCTCAGGGCAGTAGAGTTCAGCGACAAAGAAAACGACCCAGTTGTTTATGCCTCGCTTCTTAAAATGGCTCATTGTTTTGATGACCAAAAAGACAGAAAAAAGACAGTTAGCAATTGCTTGCTTCAGGCTATCGCTTACTGGCCAGAACGACCAGAGGCATATTTTTTATTAGCACAATTTCACGATAGATTATCTCAGTGGCAAGAATGCTATACCTACGCAGAGATAGGTTTACATCTTGCCACATTCCCCAATTTGCCTGTTGATATAGGCTACTATGGTTCATACTGTTTAGAGTTCGAGAAAGCAGTAAGTGCTTATTGGATAGGGCGTAAAGATGAAAGCAAAACCTTGTTAAGTAAATTAGCAAGCATGAATATAGCCAATCAATACAAAGTTGCAGTATTAAATAATTTAGAAAGAATAAAGGAGAACAATGGGCTTAATTGATAGATTTGCAGAGCGCGTTGCTAAACAAATTACTAAAGCACCTTCTCTCCCTGCCGGTTCCGTAACAATGACCGAGCAGCAAATGATTAACAATGCCGGAATCATGACACAGCAATATGGTCAATCAGTTTCGTTACCTAGAAACCCTATATGGCCAAATGTTCCTTTCACTCCCGGCAATCCTTTAATTCCCGGAGCGATCAACCCAGTCCGTGAAGATGGACGCGCTGACCCTAGAAGATATGAATATCAAGTTGCGCAAAACATCAACATCACGCCAACTAAACTTATACCTTTTACAACACTACGCTCTACCGCAGATCAAGTAGATATCATTCGTAGGTGTATTGAAGTAGTCAAAAATAAAATAACAGGAATGAACTGGGATATTGTTTTATCAGATGATGCTTCAGAAAAGATTGCTGCTGAATCAGGCAAAGATCATGTTCGCGCAATGGCAGAAGCAAGAACTAAATATACAGACGACATTGATAGACTTCGTTCGTTTTGGGAAAATCCTGATAAATCAAACGGATATACATGGTCTGATTGGATTAACTTAGCGCTAGAAGAAATCTTAGTTATTGATGCTTGGGCTATATGGCCACAGAAATCAGTAGGTGGAGATTTATACGGATTTCAAATACTTGATGGCTCAACTATCAAGCCTTTGATTGATGATCGCGGTATGCGACCAGCACCACCTAACCCTGCGTTTCAACAAATATTGTTTGGTTTTCCTCGCTCTGAGTTTATGGCGCCAAATGAAATTGAAGATGCTGATGGTGAATTTACAGCAGACGAACTATCTTATTTAGTTAAAAACCGACGCACTTGGACTATCTATGGATTCAGCCCAACCGAGCGAGCGCTACCTTTGGCTGATATTTATTTACGCAGACAACAATGGATACGCGCTGAATACACAGATGGCGTATTACCTGAATTATTATTTACAACTGATGCTACTTTCGGCAATAACCCAGAGTTGCTTCGTGCATACGAAAACATATTCAACGATGATTTGTCTGGACAAACTGCGCAACGCAAACGCGCTCGTTTATTACCAGCAGGTATGGCACCAATTCAATTTGATGGATATGGCGAAAAATTCAAAGATGTATTAGATAAATATATTGTTACATCAATCTGTGGACACTTTGGCGTATTGCCTAGTGAAATTGGATTTAGTGGCTCAGGTTCATTAGGCGCAAGCGGATTACAAGCAGGAGAAACTCTTTCAGCAGAAATAATTGGTATTCAACCTTTGGCTGATTGGATTAGCAAGCAATTAACTAATCTTTCTTATGTATATCTAGGCATGCCACGCGAACTTGAATTCAAAATATTATTTGAATCAAAGATTGATACTGAATCAGAAGCGCGTCGGGTTGATATTGAATTGAAGAATGGTGGTCGCACCGTAAATGAAGCCCGAAGCAATATGGGATTACCACTTCTTGATACCCCACAGGCTGATATGCCTATGCTCTACTCAGGATCAGGATTGTTCTTCTTGTCGCCAGATGGAATTATTGATGCTACAACTGCGGCAGGTGCTTCTGCGCTATCAGGAGATGAAGCCACCCCAGTAACAGATCAAATAACAACAGGAAATAAACCAACCACAGAAACAGGCAAACCAACTCCTAATGTAGTTGAAACAATGTCTGAAGATACTCCTAGTGCTACACAAGAGGTTAAAAAATTCTTAAAGTGGATGCGTAAAGGTAATTTCAAGCGACCATTCAATTTTGAAATAGTTGAATCAGAATACGCTGAAGTGATAAATAAATATATCGCTATTGGCGATACTGAATCGGCTCGCTGGTTTGCTGAGAGATATATAGGGTTGTAATGAAGCCGAACAGAACGCGATTGAAAGTTCAATTCGCGGCTCGGCATGCTCGTTCAATAAAACAAGGCATGAAGGCTATGTTCTCGCCAAAAGAAATAGCAGATTTTTGGTTTGCTTCTAATCATCCAGTAGGAAACATAGAAACAAACGAGCCATATAAATTACAGCCAGTATTGGCTAGGGATTGGTCTAAAATCTTCATCAACCCTAAAAGTACAGAAAAACTTTACAATGCTTTAGGCAAGGTTTATGCAGACGCTTTCATATTAGGTGAAGATATAACCAGTTATGAATTAGCCAAAGCAATAGGATTGCAGAAAGCAGCACCTAGTAAACAAAAACTGCAAAGAGCATTGACTATTAACTGGAATAAATGGACTCCCGGAAATCGCGCTGCTGCTGCTTTAGTTGACCCACCAGAAGGTCTTAAACGCCTATTACAGAGCCGAAGAATAGTTATTCAAGGACTTACTAACACTACCTTGAATCAGATTGGCACAGCGCTCGCTGAGGGGCTTAGACAAGGTTCCACACCGAAAGAAGTAGCCGACGATCTTTCCTACATAATAGGAAATGATGACAGAGCAATAACTATTGCTCAAACTGAAATGAGCC